CTCGTTAGTGCCTTCTTTGTTGAGATGAGTCTCATACTTAAGCACGTGAGCCTGAACACCCCTAGTGTTGTTCAAAACCAAATCATTTTTCAAAAATCTGGAATTGACATAAAAGGGAATTTCAACTTCAATAACAGGTTGCTGCAAAGACGTGGTAACATGAGTCCCATCATAAGTATTGGACATCATAAGATCAGATTTGCCAACTGTCTGAGCCACATTGGTTGACTGCCCAATGGGCGGTGCATAATTGCCTTCAGCTGGATATGTGAGAGGATTGAACCAATTAGGAGCTTCTGAATTTGAAGTCCCGGTTTGCATGCTCCCGTTCAAAGCCTGAGCCTTGGCAACATTGATGGCGCCAAAAGTATTGGGATTCGTTGAAGAGTTAAAGCTTGCATTCTCCACCCTGCAACTAGCTTGGCTCCAAAAACCTCCATAAGCGGGCATTCCATATCTTACCAAGGTAGTTTCCAACTCCGTCTGAGCGTTGCTCAATGAACTGCTAATGTCCCCACCAGAGAACGTGTTACCACTAATAACTCCAGAATCGGGTAAACGCTTGACAGACATTATTTGAGTGCCGACGGTGTTATTAGGGGCAGTGTTGCCGTCAAGAATATACTTGTTCCTAATTGCACCCTTCCTGGCTATGAACATCCGAGTAACAAAATGCATCATAGTAAGCTGCCCTGGATTCACTTTAAGCAACTTAGCGCTATCAGCGAAAACCGATCCTGGTGAAGGAATTTCATCAATGGGAGCATTAAGCCAAAACTTGCCGGCTGGGGCCAAGTTAAAAGCAAAATTGTCAGCCAAAACATCATCGCCACCTGGGACCGATGTTCCATCAATGAATGGTCCAGCCGTGGAAACAGACGGCAAACCGGGATAGCTAGTCTTGGACGCCCATTTTGAACTCATAGGAGCGGCTCCAGGAAATGGCGGAAAATCTGGAATGACAGTAAGAACAGTGTACTCATCATCACCGCGATCAGGCGAATTGACTGTAGGAAAATCCTCTCTGCAATAAACCTCACGGTTATACAATTGCCACCTGTTCATCAAGGACATCCAGGAATCCATCTTTTCACCAAAGGTAACAGAAGCCATAGAAGCAGCAGGTTGAGAGCAGTCGCCCATCCAAGCCTTGGTAGGAGGGTCAGTGGGAACATTCTCCATCTCAGTAGTGCCCATAGCGGCTGAATCATCCTCAGTATTCATGTGAGGCTCAAACTTTGCCTCCCTGAAAGCTTTCTCCTTAACTTTCTTGGGAAACTGCTTTTCTCGGCGCAAAGCCTCATTTCCTAAAGATTCAGGGACGGCGCTCTCCTCATTCCTCCAATTAACAGGAAAACCAGTTGGGTCAACAAAAGACATCATATCAAGGTTTCTAGCAGTGGGCATCTGAAAATCCATATCTTCGCCAGCCGAAGTAAAAACGTTGATGGTGACATCGTTGTTGATCGCAGGACCAGTAGCAGGCACGGCCAACCTATTCAAAACGTAAATGGTTATTTGTCCATTTGTAGTCTGAGTGGGAGCCAACCTGTTACCATTCGCTGTGGTGGGAACGGTTGGTCCATAGTTGTTCCAATCAAAATTGTGAAAATTGAAGCCTTCAGTATTACGAGCTTCCAATTGGAGTAACGGCAGATAAGGTTTCTCTTGCATATAACCGACCTCAAAAACAAAATCCCTCCCTGCATCACCTGCTATGTCAATAGTGCGACTGTATTGCTG